TTTATATTCCATTATTATTTCTCTTCTGATTATTTTTATTTTTTTTTTTTGTATTTTTAGTGTTTTTTCTTCGTTATCTAATTCCCAATTTAACATTACTATGTTTTCGATTATTTTTTCTTTATTTATCATCGTTTAATTTTTTTAGTAGTTCTATGAAGTTCATTGTTTCTTGTAATCCTTTTTTTATAAATATTGTATTTTCTACATCATATTTATCCCAATTATTTATTAATTCTTTTTTTGCATATTTTATGCTTTTTTCTAAAATTTCTATTGTTTTTTCCATTTTTGTTTTTTTTATTATTTTTTTCAAATATATATATTTATTTTATAACTACCAAAAAAGGAATGATTTTTTTTAAATCATTTGTTTTTGGTGGTAGCCCCGCAGGGTTTATTTGCGTTTTTTATTCTTGTTAGTGTTTTTATATTTCTTCTTTCGTTTTCGTATCTTTTTAGTTCCCAGTTTTTACTATCGTCTCCGTATCCTAGTCTTTTATTTAGTTCTCTGTAGTATTTTAGTCCTTTATAGTAGTTTTCTTCTCCTTTACTTATGTCTATTTTTTCTCCGCATATGTATCTTGTTTCTTTATCTAGCTTACTTAACCATAATTTTTCTTTTTCTTCTTCTGTATATATTTGGTTTCTATAGTATATTGGTAATGCTAGTTTTATTCCTTGTCTTGTTGTATATGTTTCTTTAGTATTTTCTCCTTTGTATTTGTTTGTCTGTGCATCTTGTCGTTGGATATAATTTCTCCCGATGCCAGCACTTGTGAGTATTTTACTATTATATTCTTTATGTTTTTCATCTGTTTTATTTACGTATTTTACTATGTAATTTATTGTTTTTTCGTTTACATATCCTTTATTTTTTTCATCACCTATCCATGTAAAGCCATATTTCCAAATTTTGTTTATTGTTTCTGCGCTTTCATTTGTCCATATTATACCATGTAGGTGTATGTTTTCTGTTCCGTTGCCTCCTAGTTCTGTCACTAGCCAGTGTTTTACGCTTTTTTTGTATTTTTTTCGCCAGCGTTCTAAAAATCTTCTTACTGATAGTGTTGCTATTTCGTTGTCTAGGTTGTATCCGCTTACGCCTTTTATTTCTTCGCTTAATTTTGCTATGCTTTCGTTACTGAATGTTAATGTAACGAATTTTCCTTTATTGTCGTGTCGTATTTCTTCATGTAATCTTACTTGCCAATTTCGAGCTTTTTGTTTTTTACATTCTATACATTTTTGACACCCTACTGGTACCATTAGCACTCTTTGGTCAGTTACGGGGGGTATATTCCCCCCGTTTTTTTTATTACTGACATACTTTCTGTTTTTTATTAATTTTGGGTATAAGCACATTTTTTATTAGAACGCATATGTTGTTGTACCAGGTTTTGCCATTATTGCACCTCCAGTGAACACTGTTTTAAATAAATCTATTATTTGCCCTTGTTCTTGTACATCTATTCCCCTATTGCCTAGTTCTTTTCGTAATTTTGTTTCTGCTTCGTTATTCCATTGGTTTTTTTCATTTGTTAATGAATTTCTAACTGTTGCGTTTGTTTCTCTTATTGAATTAATTATATCTTGACTTACTTGTTTAACCCTTTCGTTTGTTAAATTTGTATTAGCTTTTATTAGGATATTTTCAAGTCCTATTTGTACTAGTTTTTGATTTAACGTATCGATTTGTGTTTTTTGTGTCGCCTCATTCACATTTGCTTCTACTAGTGATGTTCTTGCTTCGCTTTGGAGTTTGTTTACTTGTGCTAGATATTCATCTAGTCTGTATGGTTCTTTTGATGTTTCAACTCTTTGTGCTATGCTTTGTAATTGTGTATTTACATTTTTCAGTGCCGTATCGGCTTGTGTATTTTCTGTATCTACTCCTCTAGTCTTATCTGCTTGTGCTTTTGCTTTGTCTGCTTCTGCTTCATTTAATTTGGCCTGGCTTCCTAGTAATTCTGCTTGCATTAGTCCCATGTAGTTTTGTGCTTGTGGTGCTTGTCCCATAGCTGCACTTCCTCCAGAGCTTGCCGCTGAGCTTTGGCCTCCTCCACCGCCCATGCCGTACATTAGTCCGACATTTAGTCCGGCGTTTTTCATGTGTTTTACTTGGTTTTCATAATTTGTATAGTCCCAATTTGCTTGTGCTATTCCTTGCATTTGTGAGTTTAGTGCCATTTGGTTATGAAATTGTTGTTGCATCATTCCTTGTTGTTGCCCTAACTGTAATTGATTTCCTAATTGATTTAGTCCTATTCCTAATAGGCTTCCTGTTACTGGATCCATTTTCGCGCTTTTTTAAAGCGGTACTATATAGTTCATATATAAGAACACATGCGTACCGCTTGGTTAAAATTTTTATTTTTCTGTTCCGGTGCCTTGTGTTGGCTCGGCTACGCCGTCATCTTTTACAACTGACATTTTTGCTACGTTGTCTCTTTTAGCTTGGTTACTTTTTTGGATTTTATCAATTGCATCTAATGCAATTTCAAATCTATCTGTTTTTATATTATAACCAGCTTGTACCCCGTCTTTTCTATCTGTGTAGATTAGTGGTGCGCCGTCTTTTATAGGTTCTTTATTGATAGTAATTCTTTCAATTTTTTGTTCTATTGTTTCTCCGTCTAAACTTTGGTTTACACTTAGACTTGTTCTTACATTTCTTTTTATATTATACATATTTTTTTCTTTAATTAAGGGGGGTTTCCCCCCCTATTGTTTATAAATTAGGCATTAATTTTGCTGACATTTTACGTCTTGCTTCGATATTTACTGCAATTTGGCACCAAAAGTTTTGTGCATCAATTCTAGTATCTGCGAAAATGTTATTATATTTCATTGGGTCTACGTATGTAGTTAAGTCCTCAATTCTGTTATTTTTATTTTTTTCGTATCTTCTGTTTAATGTCATGTACATTTGTCCGCCTTCTTGTGTACTGTCACCTTCTTCGATTGCGAAGTTTCCACGTGTTTTATTTACATTCGTCATGTAGTTAATCCACGCTGGTTGTTTACCAGCACTTTTATAGTCTGGTACTCCGTTGATGATTTTTGTATCCCACCATGCCATTTGGTCTGTGATTAAGTCTTGAAATCCTATTTCATCTAACGCCGGTTTGTGGAAGTCGTCCAATGTTTTTAGGTTGGTTGACCATTTATTACCTTGGCTATAATCTAAACGAGGGGTAAGTGACACAATTCCAATAATATAGCTTGGTTCATCTACTCTAATTTGTACTTTACCTCCTTTGTGTTTTTTAGTTAGTGTTCCTCTACCAGCTAGTGTTCCCAATGGTTGTGTATTTACATCTGTTTGTGCTTGTGCATTACTTACTACTTCTTGAAACCCTAGTTCTTTTATTAAACCTCCCATGTATACTGGGTTTTCTTGGCTTCTTGCTCTTTCGTGTGTATATACTGCGTTTAACCAGTCGTCGTAGCTACCTCCACTTACTGCAATTCTATTTAACATTTCATACACTTTATTAGATAATTGTAATGTATTTATTGTGAAGTTTCCTTGGCTTGTGTCTACTGCTGTTATTTCGTTTATTCCATTAGGTCCGTCTATCCATTCTGTACTAATCCAGTTATTGAATAAGTCACTTTGGTAAGTTTTTATTCCTAATCCTTCTTGTGTTGATTTTAAACTTGTTTTTAATGTTTGAGTATCATATTGTAATGGTGGTCCGTATGGTGCTGGTGTATTACCGTCAATTAGGTATGCAAAAGGACTTGTTGTTGCAGTTAATATACTTTCCCTCATATCATCGATATTTGTTAATGGGAATGTTGATAATTGCGGTTTTCCTGATGAATAAATTGTTTCTCCAGCGTAGCTATATCCTGACCATCTAAATGATCCTGTCCATGGTACGATTGGTTGAGTACATATTAATTTTTCTCCGTCTGGATCCCATATTACTGAGTTAAATACGTCTGTTAATAGTATGTATTCTGGTGTATCTCCTCCTCCTTGTTCTGTAACGTGTATTAAGTAGAATGCATTTAAATCCGGTCTAAAATCATTTATAAATTGTATTGTAGTGTTTCCGTCTTGTCCTAATGCAAAGAAGTTTGTTTCATTCACATCATTTAATGATAATCCTGTTGATTGACCAGTACTGTTTGCACCGTCGTAAATTATCATAAAATTATTTAATACTTCATTAATTTCTTTATTTACATCATTATGAATGTATACTCCGAATTCTTCTTGTTTGTTTGCGTAGTAGTTTTTATAGATATCCCAGTAACATAGTAATGGTACTGCATTAAATTCTCTTGATGTCCAATCTACATCATCATCATTTGTTCCTACACCTCTTATATCTAAGTAACTTAGTAACGCACTTGGGTTGATTTGTGAGTTATCACTTATATTTTTGTTACTTGCCGTTATTTCAATTTGTGGTAGTTTAATTTGTGACATGTTTAAACCTATATTTA